AGGCCATTGTTTTGGGGAAGCGTTTGGTTCTTGACCAGAACCCGATCCGCTGCAACAAGAACCACACCGTCTATTGTTTGGGTGCCGCTCAAGGTGATGTTGACAGTTGTGCCAGCCACAACAGAGGCTTTGGTGTCCAGTCCCTGAGCTACAGTGTCAACATAAATTTTGTTGGCAATGTCCGTAGATGCAGAAGGAGTTGTAGAAATAGTTCCTGCCGTTACAACAAGACTGGCAATCGTGCCAAGGCTTGTCAGCGAGGAAGCAGTAACCCCAGAGGCCAAAGTTGCACCCGAAAGGGTTCCTGCTGGAGCAACGACCGCCGCTGTGGTGATACTGGTTGTCAATCCTTTAGCATTTATTGTAATTACGGGAATTGCTGTGCTAGACCCTGTAGAACCCGCCGAAGCAACTGTGGCAAGCGTAGTTGCGTTTCCTACGGATGTCACATCACCAGTCAAGTTGGCGTTTGTTGTGACGGTTCCAGCGGTTAGCCCTGCTGCAGTTCCCGTAATATTTGTTCCCACCAAAGCACTTGGAGTACCAAGATTTGGGGTTACTAAGACAGGAGAGTTTGAAAGCACTACGTTTGTCGTGCCGGTGCTTGTTGTAACCCCAGTTCCTCCGCTGGCTACCGCCAATGTTCCAGCAACGGTAACAGCCCCTGTGGTTGAAGTTGCCGGGGTCAAACCAGTTGAACCAAAAGAAATTGCGCTTACACCAGCGCCGCTAACAATTGAACCCCAAGCATTATTTGCGTAACCCTCAAATGTCGCTGTGGTGCTGTTGTAGCGAAGAGTTCCGTTGGTGCTGACTCCCCGCTGCCCAGTGGTTCCAGCCGGAATAACTATCCCCCCGGAGCCGGGAACAATCGGGTCGCTGGAAATCGCAATAACTGGCGAATTGACAAAGTTTCCATCCGTTATGTCAATCTGGCTTGTCGTTCCCAATATTATTCTGGTTGCAATCGTTGAGGAACTGTTAAGAGCCAGCACCCCTGTCCCAGTTGCTCCAGCAACCGCCAAAGCCACCCCAGTCAACGCAAACGTCGGCGCAGCCGCTACACCATCCCCGTTGGTGACAGATAATCCAGTCGTAGACGAAGCCATCGTTCTGCCAGCAACCGTATTACTTGAGGTCTTGGCAATCATGCCATTTGAGGCTGCTTCTAAGCTCCCAGAGGCTGCGTTCAGGGTTATTTGGAGGGCTGCTTGCGCCCCGCCATCCGTAAGCCCTACGCCCGTTCCTGCCGACAGCCTACGACTATTTGTAAGTGTAGGCTCTTGGTTCAGCGTCAGGAAAGTTTGCGTCTGTACCGGCGACCCAGCAAGCGCGGCTGTTGTTGTCTGGACAGTCACTCCATTCTGTACGACAGGCACTAATTCTGTGCCAGTGATAGCCCCGGCAGCAGGAAGTTGAGTAATCGTTACATTAGCCATGTCATGGACTCAGGTTGTCAAGATTGCCGTTGTTCGATGGAGTGTCTTGATTGTTTTCTGGGGATATTTCGTAATTTTGATACGGCCCCGTAATTAGAGCGTCTGGGTCAACAGCAACACTGACATCGGGACGAGGGAATCGGATGGTAATACGTTCCGTGGGCCTAGCCGGGAGCCGGTACGGGTCTTTCTCGTCAGCACAACCCTGACCGCACACCTGCAGTCCGGGAAAGTTGGGATCACTCCTCATCTCCGCGTGCGGTCTTTTCATGCGACAACGATCACATATTGCAATCGCAATCGTTGAATAGCCTATTGTGTCTAAAAATCTTGGCATTATCGTGTGTACACGCTGATATTCGGGGCGTAGTAGATAGGAGACTTATCGCGCTCTTCTTGTTCTGCATCGTACAGGTACTTTGTTGCCTGACCCTCAAGATAAGTGATCCTATCAACTGAAATCCCCGGCATTTCCATGCTCATCTGATGAGCCAACATCGACTGAATTGCCAGAAACCACCGCTGTGGAATTTGTAATTCATCTTGCAGCGCACCTACGTCTTGAATCTGCCCTGAATACCAGACCGTCATCTGCACAAAGGGATCAGAAGGAACCGGCCACAAGTACATTGTTGCTTGAGGAATTGACCTATCAAACCAGAACTGAAACGGCTGATTGGCGGTGAAGTTCTTGTTGGGCAGGTTGGTGTAGTCGTCCCGGTTTAGCCGCGACATGGTTATTTCTGTGCTGTTGTTGCCAACGTAAAACTCACGCAACGCCAAAGTTGCGCCGCCAGAAATTCTTACACGGTAATACTCAACGCTCTGACCGGGGTCGATGTCGTACCACAGCCACTGATTATCAGTAACGGTAACAGTACCAATATTGTAAAGAGTCAGCCAATTTGCTCCATCAATGGAATATTCAAGCGTCAAAGTCCAAGACGCAGATCCCTGACTTGCCACATAGGGCAGAACGCCTATAGATCCAGCATAGACTGGATTATCAGTACCATAATCAACGGAAATATTTCCATTTGCAGACGTTTGCTGACAAACAGTATCAACATCATTGTCATACACATTTGCCACTACACCACCGGCTGAGGTGGAGTATGAACCGCTAGGGCGACTCAGTGTCCTGTATAGCGCGTTCAGAACATCAATAGCACCTACCGGAAGGCTATAGATGTACTTGTTGGCTGTCATGCCAATGACAACCTTGGTGATAGCCCAATACTGAATGCCACGGTTGGCAAGGTTGGACAGCAGATAAAACAAACTCTCCCTTGCAGAGAGTTGCTGCTCAGACGTCAACTCCTCAGCCAGCTTACCGCAACGCCTAGCGCCGTGATCGATCAGCGTCTGGACGTTGATTACGGTTTGGCCGACAGTCCCTGATGTAGACATTTATTGATTCCCTTTACCAACCCGGACAATCCCAACGTCTAAGAGATGCTTTTGCCCTAGGTGCGTCGCCTGAAGCGTTCTTCACGACACCTGACATCCGGGCGCAGAATGAATCTTTTCTGGGGCCACCCTGCGGCTGCGGAGCCTTGAGGTTGCTTCCAGTTTCACGATTATACTTCTCTCTGCCCTTGGCAGTCAGCCCAGCGCCGCGCTCTACAGAGAGCTTTTCACCACGACCAACAGAAAGAGAAACACCACCCTCTTTCTTTGTTTCGGTCTTTGCAGAGTCTAAAAATTCTTGCGAGGTAGGTGCACCTTTGCTTCCAACTTTCCGCATTTTTTCCCCAGAGCCATCGGAAATTCTTTTGCGTTTTGCATTAATGTTGTAATACAATCCACCCCCCTTGAATTTCCTTCCCTCATCAGCCTTGGCAAACTCTTTGCCAACTTTTTGAGAGATGCCAACTTTCTTAGCGAATGCAGGGCTATGTGCGACCGCCTCCATCAAACGATGCTGGGAAGGGGATTTGCTTGGCATGATTAGGATGTTGGGTTGACGTAGTGCTTCTGCATCTCAAGAATAACCGTGTAAGCATCCCCAGCAGAACCATCCAACGTGGTGAAAGAAATCACCCCAGTCTTTCCTGTGCCTGAATTGTTCGTCAAACCGCCAATTGCAGCAAAATCTTGCGTGTAAGCGCTATTCTGCGGAATTGTCTCAATGACAACCGGCGTAGATGCAACCCAGTTCATTTGAACTTCAAGACCGTGCGTCAATGCGGTGCATTTCAAAATACTTACCCCGTCGCAAGCACCGCCCGCGTTTGAGGGCAACAGCGCGGAGGGAGTCACTTTGGCGACAGCAGACTCATTTTCAGTCGTGCTCATCGAAGCATTAAACTTCATGATAACGACACGTTCACCATCAAACAGTGTTTGTGATGTGGCTGTGATAGTCATAAATCTCTCCTAAAAAGACAGGGGCCGAAGCCCCCGCTTTATTTCAGCAATTAGCCATTCCGCCGCGTTTCTTTCCTGCTGGCGATACCGTTACAGACCTTTCGGTTTTCGTAACAGAACCTTGACCCTTTGCGGGAGACGGCACACCTTTTTCTATATCAGAAAAAATACTGCGTTCCTTGTCGGAAACAGAGCCTTGCCCGCGAACTGCATCACGCGCTTTTCCATAAAGGTCTTTGACAATATTAAAAGGATTCATGGCCTCACGATCAGCTATATTTTCAGCTTCCTGAGTGGCGTAAGTGCCTTTATAGCCTTTTGTCTCTTTATCAGACTGAGCATCACCACCATCATTGAGCCTTTTAACACTACCGCCCTTCTTGAACGTGCCAGAAAGTTGGTTGATGCTCACAGGAGCCGAAGGCTTTTTACGTCCTTCAGGCATCGCCACGGGACGGCCAGAATCAACAAGCCCCCCCGTGGCGTAGGCTTTTTTTGCGGAGCCACCTTTTTTAAAGCCACCAGCGTTGCCTTTCTTAACTTCTCCGGTGGTGGTGTTGGTCTTGCCCGGAGGCGTGCCAGCCACATTCCCGTCAACGTAGCTCATCGCCCCGCCATTGGCTTTGCGATTGACTTTGCCGCCTTTTTTGAATCCACCGCCGTTGCCCATCTTCACGCCGCCACCTGAAGCATACCCGGCAGCGCCCATCGCAACGCCACCCGTCTTCAGTGACAGCTTGGTGCCTTTGCCGCCTTTATGCTCTTGCATGTCGTGCTGCTTGAAGGCTTTCTTGACCATAGCCTTGTCTTGGGCCATGTCGCCAGCTTCGCCACCCTTTTTCATCATCGGAGTAGGCATAGGGGGAGCAGCTTGACGTTGCTGCATCATCTTAGCCATCATCATTGCCTTCCGACGATCATTCATCGACGGACGACCCGGAGCAGCTACCGGAGCATTCAACGCCGGACGACCCACCAGAGCGGGTGTACCAGCCAATGCCCCCATAACGCCACCGTCCATCTTCTTCATCGGCTTGTAACCATCTTCGCCCTTAGACTTCATGGCGACATGACCACCCCTCTTCAGTTTGAGAATCACTGAAGGCTCTGTAGTCTCCATCTTTACCATCGGTTTGAATTGGCCCATGATTTTCTCCTTATGCTTGTGTGACGCCGAGTGCGCCAAGACGGGTTGCATTCGGCCCAACAGCCAACGCTGGGAGGGAGATGTTCATGACTAGACGCTTTTGACCGTCAGTTGCACTGGAAGGAACATAAGTGCCGCGTACATCGCCAGTGGTAGTGGTGGCGGTTGCAGTTGCGGCAACTACTGCCGTGCCAGCATCTTCAGCCAAGGTGCTATTCCAACCCGCTCTTGTTACATAGCCAAGATCTAGCAAGCGAACCGGAAGACCAATGATGTCAGTCGTTCCAACAGCAACCGTGACTACGGGACTACCCGAAATCGTAATACCGCTGATCTGGAAGAATGCTTTCTTGCCGTTCACCGTTGTTGAAGCAACAGCACCAGTTGCAATCACTTCGCTCATGGCTTGACCGTAGTAGTCGTAGCCAGAAACAGTGACGTTGCGCGTGGTCGGAGAGCCTGCACCAGTAGTCGTTGCTACAGCGCGGGGGCAGTCGAGTTGAACAACCGTCACACCATCAGCACGAACCACAGAGCGCGTGCCAGCACCAGCCGTCAACGTGACAGCAGAAGTGTATATGGACGCAGTTGCAATGTTGGTGGTGGACTTGACTTCCGGGATCACATCAAACACATAAACACGACCCAACGGGCCAATGCCAAGGTCCATGTTTGACGGATCAGAGGTTGCTGCATTTCCAGAAGCGTACATGGTGGTACTAGATGCAGTGGACGATGCACTCACGGTGTAAGTGCCGGTCGTTCCTGCACCAGTGCCGAACGCGGTGATATAGCTGCCAACGGTCACGCTGGAGCCGGTGATGAATTGACCAACATACAACGGGTCGCCGCTCAACATCGCGGTGACAGTCAAGGTTGTAGTGGCGATGGAGCCAGTGAAAGTGGCATTCACCGGATTGTTGCCTACACCCATAAAGGTTTGGGCTGGGCCTAAATACAGGTCATCTGAGAACTGAGGCATTTCGTTTCCTTCTTGAAAAGTTTAACGAATACATTAAAAAAGAGTGGGGCTGACCTTTATAGCCAGCCCCGATTCACTACTAGACGCCCGGAGTGCCGTACATGGCACGCGGGTCGGTGAAGCCAACTTGGTAACGCTCCGTAGCCTTGTAGCGCATGGAGTCCGTCTCAAAGTCGCCTTCCATCGTCTTCTCAAGCGCACGCCGCATCAGAAGCTTCATGCCTTCTGGCGCGTCGGTCTGAACCCACCAAGCCGTCGGTGAGGTCAAGCGCGACAGAACCGCAGCACCTTCATCAAGCAGACCAATCGACTTGATCGGGTTGACGTCGTTGTTTGCAGTGCCAGTACGCAACACACTCTTCAGCAGAACTTCTGCTTGGAAGATGTTTCCCGGAGCCACAACCAATTGACGCGGAACCAGACGGATCTTCTTACCGTTGTTATCAACGGCTTGACGAATCTGGATCAACGTCTGCTCAAGCGAGGTCTGCGACAGATTGGCAGCAGTGGTCAGCAGGTTGCTGAACGTGCCGTTGACAATCGGATGCGAAGCGCTGTTGAGTTGCACGCCGTCACCGCCAACATAAGACGAGTTGAAAGCGCGGTTCAGCACGTTTGCCGACAGCGTTTCTTTCGTCTCAATCAGCGACTGGGCTAGGTGCTTTGCGTACACCTGACCAATACGGATGTGGTCGCCGTCCTCTACCAGAACCTTCGTCAGAGCAAACGCCAGACCAAAGACGTTGTAGACGTAGCGCTGGAGAAACAGTACACCACCCTGCTGGTACGTTACCGGCGTGCCGTCAGGCAGTTGCGGCGCAGCACCAAAGCCGTAAAGAACAGGCTCTTCGTGATAGTTGCGTGGGATACCAGTCTGCTCACGGAAAACCCGTGACCATTCGTCGGTACGCTGATCATAAACTCCGTCGAAACACTCGTTGAGAATTGGTTCAACAATCGAACGGAAGTCTGTACTACGCATCGGAGCAGCCATTATTATTCTCCTTAGATGGCGTTAATGGTTGCCACGAATTGGCTGCGGCTGACCTGCACGCGGACAATTGGGAATGCGTCTCCCCATGCATTATCTGCATAGGGGGCTATGTCGAGGATTCGGAAATCCCCAACTGCGGAGCTACCTGCCAGCGAGGACGAGAGAGTCGCTGCAGACAGACCAGTGGTGGTGCTACCGGCAGTTGCGTTGCTCATGTTCGCCTGATCGCCAATTGAAGTCTGGGCCAGAGTAGCGTCAACTTGCACTTCGTAGACGATCAGCGGATCGCTGTAGTAATAAGCGATACACGAACCGGCTTGGAAAGCAGTGTTGGCAATAAACTGGTTATTGATCTGGCGACGACCCGAAACATCGGTGTATTCCACGCCAGCAAACGAACCTTGAAAAGCACTTCCGGCAGTGGCGATAATCAGCACACCACTGGAATTCAAGGCAACGGCTTGGTTCTTGAGAATCCCAGTGGCGTAACCACTGGCAATACCGTTGGCAAGCGCAATTGCTCTGTCCAGCCCAGAAGGGTGGAAGACAGGGCGAAAGCCAAACGGAGCAGATGTTGCAGACATATCATTACTCCTAATTTATTGAGGTTTCCGCATCAAAATATAGGTGCGGGAATTGGTTTGTCCATTACTTCCATGCCTTCGCCCTCTATCTGACCCAGACGTTTGCCTGAACTATCACGCGCTATTTGCTGCTCCGCTTGAAGACGAATTTTATTCGCTTCTTCCAGAGGTTGCTCATGATGAAAGTGCGCCATAACTTCCTGATATTGTTCCATCGGAATTTTATAAAGCAACATTTCGTTGCACGCAATGTAACCAGTTTGTTCGCCAGCTTTTACACGGTAATTGTCAAACCCCGGTAACTCATCCGCTTTCACGGGAACGTAACCAAGGCGAATCCGTTTATCAATGCTGTCGTAACTATTGGTGGTCGATAACCAGCAAAGGTGCCATCCGAGAATCCCCGGAACATTTGGCAATGCACTTTGTGTCCATTCGTCTTTCCACATCTTGCGACGCTCTTCAGACGAAACAAACTGATCCTCAGGGGACTCCCGACTGGCGTCAAGATTGGCGCGATTCTCACGCCCCCCGGCAGAAAGAGATTTCTTTATACGAGTATCCATTGTTAGTTGCTCCTGTTTCGTGATTCGTTAGCGTATCGTTTAATCATTTTTGAACGTAAAGCAGGGTCTTCCCACATCCCCGCATCTTTCATGGCCCGGACCTGATCCGGGGACAGCGTGAATGTTCCACGCCCTCCACTACTCGTTACGCTCTCACGACCGCTTCCTGTCACTACACTTTTAGGACGCCTAACAACCTCTCGCTCGTATGATCCTTCATTGTACCTGTGCGGCAACTTCTTTTGCAAGCGAAAGTCAAGCTCTTCCCAGTAATCAGCAGATCGCGGATCCCAGCCCTCTTTTGCCATCCTTTTATCAATAGTCAAGGCAATGTCGGAATCCTCGTCCTTCCCGCTGGGGTCGTACCATGAATTTCGCTCCATCCATGTCGCCGCCAGCCGCTGAACGCCCATATCTGGCGCTATGGCTTGCTGTTGCGGAACAGCAGCGCGTTTCTTCAGGTTCTCCAGCGACTCCGCCGCCCTACGAGCCTCAAACCACATCTCTTGAGCGTTCGCCATCCCTTCGCCATCTGAAGCTTGTGCAGCCTCAGCAATCTTCATCTTGGCGTATTGGATCCTTACTTGCTGATCCTCTATCGCTTTATCGATCCGGGCAAGCTCAGAACCGTGTGTTTTATGCTCAACAGCAGACAAACGAGTCAAAAGCTCCTGATTCTGTTTCTGGAGTTGTTGGAATCGAACGTCTTTCTCCTGCTGCTGCTGGCGGTGATACACTTTTTTGGCTTTTCGCTTATCGCGTCTGGCAGAACGGATAGCTTCAGTGTCATCAGGATGGTCGTCCCCGCCATCTTCCGGGACATTGCCACCATCAGCCATCTTTACAGGCTCAGAACCTTCATTGGAGTCCTGATCGTCTACATGAGGCATATCAACGCCCTCAACGGTGACGCTACCGTCCTTTTGCTCCTCTACAATCAGCTTTTCTTCTTCAACATTCTTCTTTTCTTCACTCATACAAATGCCCTCACTTCCAGTGGGTTGCCAGTGATCTTTGCAATCACTTCGTGGTCATTGATAATGATGAATTCCACCTTATCTTCACCATCGGGAGCGTTAGGAAGCTTTACTTCCCATCTATCGCCCGTCCATTTCGGCACGCGGAGGTAATCCCCAATCTCACACCACGACCCTTCGGGCCACGGCTCCATCGTGTCGCGCTTTTTGAACGCTAACGGACCAATTCCTACCACTTTCCCCACCGGATTCTGTACTTTCTCAGTATCTCGGGTTTCTTGCGCCAGAATAATCCCAGAAGCAGTGACTCTTTTCTTCGTCATCCGCAGTTGGATCAGGACTCTAGCTCCAAGAGGTGCAGCACCGGGGTCTACAGCAGGAAATGCACCCGCCAAATCAGCTTCGTAAGAAGCTACCGGAATTTCACTCATTTTCTTCCTTCAATAAATCGTTAAGGATCTGCAGGGCGTCTTCCAACCCCGCGTATTGACCCACCAAGCGCTGGTACGTCTCAAAATTCACTACATTACCCGCAGTGAGAGACACGGCTATGTCAGCCTGCCGTACCTTTATTGCGCTTATGAAGTCGCTTGCATATCTCATTTAGGTTTCTTAGCTTGCGATAGTCCTCCTTGTGCGGGTTGTTTAGCCTTCGCTTGTGCGCCATTTACAGGAGCGCCTTGTGCAAGACGCTTATGCTGAGGAACCATCTCGCTTTGCTGCTCTTTGTCGCTCGTTGCCATGTCAAACTCCTCTGTTAAGGTTGCGTTGCAATTCATTCTGCAGGTCAATCGCTGATTGAGACTGCTCCTTCTTCAATCTTGCCGCCTCCACCGTCAAATCAAGCGTTTTCATACGCTCTTTCGTAAGGTTGTTCTCTGTATTCATTGCCGCCTTGAATTGATCTTGACGGTTCTGATCCCCCTGATCCTGAGCCATTTGCGCCTGCTTTAGCTGAATGTCGGCTTGATCTTTTGCAGCACGACGTTGAGTCTCGGCCATTGAAGCCTGAAGGATCGCTTGAGCTTCACCGTCCATCTGTGCGGGTTGCGGCTTGTTGAACTGCTGTGCAGCCTGCATCAGTTGCTGTATTTGCGGCAAGATCTGGGCAAAATCCTCCTGCGTGTCCATTGCCATATGTCCCGCTGCAGCAGCCATTGCACGATCAATCTCAGGGGCAAGTTTTGAATCCTCGTACTTCTGCGCCTTTACCTTGGCTGGAATCAAGGTGTATTGGTTCATCTTCTGCGTGTACCACAGCATCATGTGCTGCTTTATATGCTGCAGAACTTGCGGGATAAACATTGGAGCAATGATTGGATTCATCCCCAACGCGGGATCCTTGGCAAAGGACAGGTGAGACGCAATGTGCGCCATGTGATCTTGCCTAGGATAAGCAACAGCCATCCTCCCCATTGACATTGCCGCGTTCTCGTCCGCCGAGTGCATCTCCTGCGGCTTGGAATACTGCGGCATTAGCTCCTGAATGTTGGGGATCTTCATCTGTTTCAAAGCACGCCCCACAACAACTCTTGCATCAAAAAGATTTGGGTACTTGTCAAGGTATGCCATCACAGCTTGCGTCTGAGCCATGCGTTGCGTCTCAGAGAAGATGTGCGGATCAGACACCGGCATAATGTCGCTGTTGCGCTTGAAGTCTTCACGCTTGATTGGCAACTCGGCAACGATGTCGCCCTTCTTCTGCTCGTCCAGATACCATCTGTTTATCCGCTGCAGAACCATCAGCACACGACGCTGGGAGTTGTGCAAACGAGCATGAATGGCGCTGAATACAACCGCCCCCTGCTCAATTAGCGCTTGCGTCGTGCCAACAGGAGCCTGACTTGATACGTCGGCAATCTTCTCCTCCGACGTTGTGACAACACCCTTAGCAGCGGTCTGCAAGAACCCCATCAAATTGAACAGAACTTGCGAAGGAGGATTGAACGGCATCGGGAAGGCAATCTTCTTGATGTCATCAACCCCCGGTGCGCCCTCAATTTCTACCACCTGAGTGACATCCACCTGTTGACTCTGACCGCTGATCTTCGCCCCTTTGAGCTTGAGCATAGTAGGAGCATTGTTGATGTGAGCAGAATCAAGCAAAGCCCGAAGAGAGCCAGTAAGGGCAGCAGACAAACCGCCAATAAGATGCGGAAGACCAATTGCATACGCGCCCCTCCACGGGATAAACTTGAATTCAATCAGCCAGTCCAGCTTTGTCAGCGTGTCATCGCCATCTTCCCAGTTGCGATACAGGCCAAGAACTTCGCCCTCTAGCTCGTCAATCATCATGATGTACGGCGCTGACTTGCCGTCAGACTTCCCGTCGTCCTCAAGCTCCAACCATGTGTAAATGTGGAACACACGGCGCAAACCATCCTCACCGTCTTGGTACTGCTTGCCTTCAATCTTGTTGTTGGCTTTCTCAGCGCCAGTGGGGTCAGGCTCCATCGTTGCGCGGATAACCTCTACGTCACGATACAGCCCACGGGTCATCCTGTTCTTAAACTCCCACTCAGAGATGTTGTGAACCTCTGTCACCCGTTGCGCCGTGTAGAAATTAACAGCACTGAACGGCAGATAAACGTTGTCGATTGGGACAAACTCAGCGCAGGGACGTTTTTTCTGATCATCCCACCACATCTTCAGGAACTGACTGCCACCCAGCGGAAGCTGTGCAAGCAACTGCTCTTGCTCATCACGGAACTCTTCAATCTGTTCCGTTAGCTGCCAGTTCATGTAGTCTCGTTTGCGTTCAGCAACATCCGACTTCTGTTCAGTCACCTCGCCAAGAATGTTCGTCCGAGTTGGACCGTCAGGAGGGAAAAGTTCCTTAATTGCCCTAGCTGCAAAGTCTACACACGCCTCTGCCATAACCGGATGGACTACCTTGGACGCCCCCATGAAAGTAGCACCACCCGGAGCATCGTTCCCCAGACCAGTCCGCCTCAGCCCATCCTCGTACTGCTTGTCCCGCTCCTTACGCGCTTCCTTGTCCTTACTAATCATGTCAAGGTAACGAGTGGCAATAGAATTAAGATCCGTAATGTCAAGAGTGTCAGCAAGGTTCTCGTAGAAATCCTCGTCCTCCTCCGGGCCTTTTGTCTTTTCCAGAGTGACAACAGCAGAGCCGTCTTCCATCTCCTCTACTTCAGGTTCATCATCGTCCTCCAACATGACCTCAGCACCACCATCAGGCGTCATCTGAAGACCATCAATGAATCGGTTGAAGTTTGGGTCTATCGGCATATCAGCCATGACGTTTCCTTAGTTGTTTGGTCATTACCGCTAGGCGCATAGCGTCTTGGCTTACTGAGCCACCCTTGGCTTTAGAAATATCAGACTCACCGATGTCATACGTCCCGCGATTACCAATGGCTGACTTAATTTTGTTTGGCTCAAGCATAATTACTTCACCAGAGCGCGGGTGAAATATGCTGTCATATCCCTCGGCTTTTATTTTCTTTAGCCACTCAGGGGCAATAAGAAATGGAAACTCTGGACTGTTATCTGCAAAAGCCGATTTAGCCCAAGCTTCCATTATTTCATCGTCCATCATTAATGGTCGCTCTGCTTGTACATACACGGGCATCACATTGACGCCTTCACGGTAGACTTCCTTTCTTGAACTGGTGTTGTGAGCCGCTGGTTGCATTTCCTTGTTTGCGGTTAGCCATGTTGCATTACCACTTATAGTCGGGTCAAACCCTTTGCCTTGAAACTCCGAGAAGTTAGCTGGTGTTGCGTGATACAACCGACGCCTGTCCTGACTTGTCGATAGGAACTTTTCCAAATTAGCCTTACTTTCTGCCGCCGACAGAACAGCCTGTTGACCCTTTGGCAATACACTTGCAGCCTTAGCAGCCGATTTTAGGCGCAATATCTCTTCTCCGGCGTTAAGCGCAGCCTTAACACCCTTCATTACTCCCCCATACTGTTTGTGCTGAACCTTCTTGCCCCACACCGCCATGTTCATGGCGTCTAGGTTCACCTCGCCACCTTTTCGGAAAGTTATAAAATTATAACTTTCTTCTGGCTGGTCTTGCGACGTTGCAGCACCTATTGCGGCAGGAGGAGCCATCTGATATAGAGACTGGCCCTTCTCTGCGACAGACGCCCGGAACTCTGGCGTGATATTTATTGAGTGCAACGGCTGAGTACCCATTGCTGCAGCAGCAATATCAGCCTCTTCCCTCGTAGCGTGACGGCTAACAATGCCAGATCCGCCCTCAGGAACTACGCTGAAAGGGTTTGCATTTGCATCTTCGTAGACATTGAAGTTCTTACCCTGTATCGGCGTGTCGTGAAGATTCATACGCAAGCCAGTCTTCTCGCCGTACCTGTTGACGAACGCAGGAAGCATCTGGTCGTAGAAGCCCTTCATTCCCTCACCACCAAGCGTCAATCCCTCTACATTAAAACTCTTTGACGGAGAAATGCCTGAAGATAGATCCCCAGTTCCAGTTGCTATTTTCTCTGCCAAATCTTTTCCAAGCAAACTTTCTAATTCAGGCAATGTTTGTGATTTGTAAAACAATTCACTTCCATCATTTGCTGCGGCTATTACATAATAGTTTCCGTCTTTTTCTTGCTTGTATTCAATCCTATCTATTTTCTTTATCTGCCCAGACCGCTTTGCCTGTTCTATACCCGGAGTCATAACAACCTTGTCGTACCCATTCCTAGCAGCGTCATCCAGCAGGCGCTTCATCACCAGCTCATACCAGTTGTTTTTGAAGGGGGCGTCTGGAACGCCTGCATTAAGATTCTCAATCGCGTGTTTTGTTGCAGACTCAGGACTCATCCCTGCCGAATACAATCTCCCCTGCGGATCATTTACCCTATATTCTTTTGACCCGCTTGGCAAAACAAATTCTTCTAAGTTATATCCTGATGGAAGCTCTTTGACGTTTCCACTGTAACCTTTCTTCCTACCCTTCTGGTGCAAGTCAGACTGTATCTCCTCAATGTGAAGCATCTTCTCGCCATTCGGTCCGGTACGGTCAGAAACTCTGGCGTGAGCTAACGTCCCCTTGGGGTAGTGAGTTCCCTCAAATGTCAATCCCGGAAGCTTTATCACTATCTCGCGGTAGTTCGTCCCCCTAGGCAGGGTATGCTCTTCAAAGCCAGCAGTACCCTCTGCAATCGTAGAGAGCTTGTTTTGTGCCGCACCATAGCTCTCATGCGGACCGCTTATCGTGTCCCCAGTCTTGTTGTCTATAACGTAATGCTGCTCCGGGCCTTCAACAAACCTATTACCAACCATCCTGTGCGTTGACGTCTCAATCGACATTCCAGATTCGGGCCTTTCGCCAAACAGAACGTCTTCTCCCAATTGAGGGGCCGGATTTTCAGCAGCAGCTTTCTCTACGTCAGACTTGCTAACCGACTTGGCACCCTTCTCAGAAGGCGTCACCTCAAAATATTTTTCCTCTATCTGAGTCCTGCCCTTATAGTCAGGCTTCTTCAGATTGACAGTCCGCGTCTTCTGAACGATAGGCGCACCAAGTATTTGGTCCAAGTTACGATCAATGATCTCTTGCGGCTTGACGCCGCGCTTTAGCAGATCCTTTACGAACTGATCGCCAAGAGCTTTGTTGGGCAACCCAGATAAAGCCTCATCCAAAGCAGAATAGAACGGCTTGGCCTTACTAGCAGCCTCACCAACTCGCCGGACAAACGATGGAACCTTTGATAGACCAGAAATTATTCCAGCCATTATAGTTTCCTCTCCTCAAGCACCAGATCATCTGATGTCAGCCCACCAGCGGCTCTCTTCTGTACCTTGCCGCCCTTCTTCTTGCCAGTAAGAGACTTCATCATGTCTTCGTATTGCTTTATCTCATCTACAAGCTGTTGATCAATTGGCTGTCGAGGCCCAGACATTTTAAACATTCCAAACGGTTGAATATTCGTTGGATCTTTTGCCGCCGCCTCGTTTGCAAACTTTGTAACGTCAGGGAACGACAACTCGTAAGGAATAGGATACTTGGTGTTCCCCATGAATGTACCGGGGATGTCCATCCCATAAGTAGGATGAGTAGATTCGGTTAATGGCTTATATGGGTCTAACTTACCGACCGTATATCCAGTAACACCACCTTCCAAATCCCGCAACTCAGGGATACTAATTGCAGATTGAATATCTTGACCACTTTCAAGCCCAAACTTGTCCGTAATACTCGGCTTTGTAAGCGTCTCGCTAATGTGTTTTCTAAGTTTTGAATTCATTTGAGATTGAAGCAAAACCATTTGCGGATCTTCAAACCCTGCAAAGTCAGGGAATTTTCCGTATTTGATAGACCCTCTTTTGATTACATTATTTAATTGAGCCATACGGCTTGGAGAAAGATTTTCTGGCTTCTGAAAAGAAAGCAACGCATCAAGGTTGTGAAGAGCAAAATGCAATCCATCAGGCATCTTGATGTAACTACCAACTACCGGCATGTCATAGGCTTCTGCAGAACGTCGAGCAAGACCTTGCAATCCAGATGCGGCAGTTAATTCAGATGCCCACAGTTCCGGCCTATTCTGTCCATATCTTGGACCACCAAACAATGGGACGCCTTCATTGAGAAAAGTTTGGCCCACTCTGTGCAAAGCCTTGTCAGCTTCAGTTGGGTCACCGGGAATCCCTACAGCTACATTGCCGCGCAAGTTTTCATAATCAACAACATTTGACGGGGGTATGTTTGCCGTTGGCCTGATATCAACAGGAAGCTGTTTCTCTCTTTCAAATACTTTTTTTGACTTGCCTGCCACGTTAAAAGTCTGTCCCGGCTCTTTTACAAACTCCCCAAGAACTTGTGGAGCCATGCGTTCTGCAATATCCCTAATTTCTGCCGCTGACTTTGGCGGCGCTCTTTCAAAAATTCTTGGCAAAGGAACTTTTTCTTTTTTTGTATTCTCAGGCATTACCCCAATCTTCAATGCAGGCGGCAGATCAGCAATCCCAGCAGCAGACCTAGCGGCGCTCAACTCACCAGATATATCCGCTGCCCTAGCCCCTTTCATTACAAGCTTCGCAGCCAACTCAGCCGCACCCATAATGCCGCCCCTACCCTTCTTGACCGCCTTGTCCCATACCGCCATTTGCATAGCGTCCTGATTGACTAGGCCACCCTTCTTCTCTCTCCCTACAATGTTCATGTGGGCGGGGTCAAACACGACAAAGTTGGAGGTGCCTGCACCGCCAGCGCGTGAGCCTTGATCTAGGTAGCGGATGCCGGGGATGCCTGAGCGTTTGAGTAATTCAGACGCCTCAACATATGTTTTTGCTAATGGGCTATTTGCCAACCGCATATAAATCATTTGCCCTAGTTCTTCAGGGCCATAATCCCCGCCTTGAGGATGGTAAGTATCTTTGTCTATTTTTGCCAAAGCCGCCTGCACATCAGGATGCTGCTGACTCAGCGGCTTATCCCAGTCCAGCATCTTGGCTATCTGCTCGTCGGGGAGGTCTACTTTGTAGAGTGTAGATTGGTCTCCTCTTTTTGCTAGTCTCATTAAAGCCGTAATAGGCGCATCCATTGGTGCTTCTG